GCAGATGTGGTAATTCACTTGTGGATTCGCGAGTCGGCACGGTGGCACCACTACATATGGTGGTCGTCGAAAAGCCATCGACCGATTCAAACGAGCGTTTGAAATCTTCTCTTGAAAAGGGGGAACGATTACACAGGTCATTGTGAAGGGCATTGGTCTGCATGGTGCTGGTCATGGTCTGGATTGTGAGGGGCATTGGACTGCATCAGTCTGGGGTTGCTTGATGTCTGTCTGGTGCAAATGCAACCAATATGCATTTGCATGAATGATGTGGGTGCATTCCGTGTGCGTTTGGAGGTGCGGTGACGGTCGCACAGGGGGGCTTAGGGGTGGCTTAGGGGTCTTAGGGGTAGGAAAATGACCCCTAAGTCCATTTTTCCTATATTCTATAAGGGTTCCAGAGCATCACTTAGGGGTCTTAGGGGTATTTGCCAGTTCATAGGTATTTTTTTATTCCCCGGGATTTCCCTATTTTATACTTTTTTCTATTGAAGTGGGAAATAGCCCTAAGACCCCTAAGAGCACCTGTTTTCCCTATATTCTAAGCGGGTTGCAGCTCATTAGGGGTCAAAAATGACCCCTAATTTTTGCCGGGGACCCCTAAGCCAAAAACGCCACCGACGCTGTTGAGCGAGGGTGGCGCGATGGGTTGCGGGGCTATGTCAGTCTGCCTCGGGGAGCTTGATTGCATCCTCTTCGATGATCACATGGGGTGTCGTCGGAGGCTTATTGGCAACCTCGAGTGCCGACTGTGCCGCAATCAACTCACGCTCCATTTCCTCGAGCACTTGGCGAAACCATGTGATGGTGCATGTCTGGTTGTGCCGCAAATCGAATGCTGCGTTCGTCCTTGGTGTTGGTGGCAACTCTACTCTTGGTGGTGTTTTGTGTTTCATAAATCGATCAGGTATTGGTTGGAGTTATTCTTCTTCACCGCAATCGAAATGCCTGACTCATCATTGCGTGAGAGCTTTTGGAGATACACGCCGCAGGCGCTCGAGTAATTGAGCAACTGCTGCGCCTGCGTTTTGACGACGCTCGACGACTGCAACAACCGGGCCTGCACCTCGATCGATGAGAGAGTGCATGGCAAATCGTTCCAGATGTCGTAGCGGTTGCCGGAGATGTCGGTTGCAATGCGGAGAAGCTCAAGGAGCGCCTTCTCGGGCGATGTTGCATCCACCTTGCCAAGGAGGTCAGGATCGCGCCATGCGAGGATGCCTGAGCGCGAGTCGCGCAACTCAGCCGGGACAGTCCAGTCGGCGAGCACCTGAGCGAATGCGCTGAACTCGGCGCGGAGCATCTGCTGGAATTGCTGCAACCCGTATGCCGTTGATGTGTCCACCGGGACACGCACCTTGCGGACATGGAGCAGTGCAATCTTGTCAGAGACGTCTGGATCGAGCGGAGGAATGACGTTGAGGGCCTCCGGCGTGTCGTTGCAGCACACCAGCACCGACCACACAGGACGCACGCTGACCGCTGAGACGTTGCGTTTGCGGAGTTGGACTGCGTGAGGATACATCGCCTCCTTGAATGCCGCACCGAAAGCCCGGCGAGCGCGGATGTCAGGACTGCCAGCGCAGTCATCCATCAGCAGCAGCTCGGCGCCAACGAGGTCATCGTTCCACAGGGAATCGCCTGCCCATGATTTCCACGGGTTGGCAGTCCTGCCACCGAGCATCTCAGAGACGATCCATGCGAGGAGTGATTTGCCGCTGTTAACTTCTCCGGCGAGGACGAGCATGGGTGCCGGGACATGCTTGGCAGCGGAGACGGCCTTGTAGCGGGACGACAACCACCCCATGAATATCTCGAGCGCGGTGTCGTTGGGGAATGCGTCGGAGATGATCTGCTCGAGCAGCGGGAAATTGCCCGGCGCCGGGTCTGGTAGCACTGGCTCGGAGGTGATCAGGATCGGCAGGCCTGACGAGTCGTTGGTCAGTCCGATTTTATGCCCGGCGATGCCGCCATACCACTGGACGCTGCCATCAATCTCGCGGGATGCGACAGATGCTGCCACTGCATTGCGCAGATCCTTGGCGTCGTTGTATTGCGGTGCGAGGTGCCGGGTGATGCCAGTGACGATCGGGGCTTTCCGGCTGAACGAATGGAATGCACGACCGACCTGCAACAGGTATTTTCCGGTCGGTCCGTCGTAGTAGAGATCGCCCGGTGCAAACGAGCGCATGGTGGATCCTGTCGTGGCAGGCGGGGGAGGCGTGAGCGCCGCTGCGACGTCATTGGCGGCATCGATTGCCTCCCTGAGATGCTTTCCCGGTTTCCAGCCGTTGTTCTGCGCGTGGTGCCAGAGTGTGCCTTGCGTAAAATCTTGGAGTCGGTGGATGAACTTCTTTGCATATTCGCCCTCCTCGACTTCCGGCCATGCGCCTTGGAGGATCTCGGTGGCATCCTGCCCGAATGTATTCCATGCCGCACTGCAGATCTCAATCCAATCCTGATAATCCGGGCGCGGGATGCAGTCGATCATCTCCTGCAGGTCGTCGAGCGACAGATTGATGGATGTATCGTGCAGGAGCATGCGCCCGTCGGCAGTGATGGTGGTCGCTGCCCGGCGGATCCGAGTGGGGGAGGGTGCCTGCCACTCGGCGCTGACCTCTGCCCGGCGACGGGCGGATAGCTCGAGCACCTCGGGTGCATCAGCCGGGAGTGGCTCGAACAATGCGGTGCGTGACTGGTCGATCCATGCGTCGGAGTCGTATGAGAGGAAGCAAAGTCGCACCGGATCCTTGCACGACTTGTCGATGGTGATGCTGTGCTCGGTGGCGAAGTGCCGCTCGACTGCGAGAAACGACGCCTTGTGCTGGGTGGCATCTGGGTGGATGCGGGCGATGCCTTTGATGCCATTGCCGGAGGGAGAGATGAACACGGCAACGATGCGTTGGTCAGCGATGAGCACCTGCCGGATGTCGGAGAGCGTGAGTTCTGGGTTGTCCTTGCCATCGATATCGACCTGCAAGAAGCCGGAGTGGACAAATCGATTGTCGCTGACCGCTGATTTCCGCAGTCCAGTGACAGTGCCTGACAGAGACACTGCCGGGAGTGCTTTTTTTGCGAGCGCCGCCGCCTTTGTATCCCCGGCGGCACAGAATTCACGCACCTGATTCATGGGTGCTGCAAAATCTCCGATACGGATCGCCTCGAGGATTTGGTCGAGGGTTGTGGTGGACCGGGCCTCGCGGGCCTCGGCGTTTTCGTAGTAGTCAATGAGGGGTGCGGGTGTCGCAGGTGGTGCGGCCAGTTGTTTGGCTCGCTGCCGGGCGATGATTTCGGCGATGGTCGGTTTGCTCATGGTCGGTTAGGTGCGCTCGAGGCGGGGAAAACGCATACTGGCAGCGGGGAGGGACTTCAAGCGTTTTCTAATGTTGTTTTTATTGAGGTGATTATTAGGTCAATTGATCGGCTTAAAAATATTTTCATTATTAGGTAAAATAAATTTGACGCCCGAAGGATGATCTGCAATTCTCTCCCCGTCGCCACTGACGGCGACCGAACCAAACGCACCAATGACCACTACCGCAAAAATCACTCGCAAAACACTCCGCCTTTTGAGTGACTCAAAAGGATTCATCTGCAAGCCCGGGCAAACAACTGCCAAGCTTCGGATCACCTCGGACGGCACGATCTTTCGTGCTGACACAGACCTTGGTATTTGCCGGGCAATGTCCGTTTCTGAAGCAGCAAAAACTCTTGGTCTTTAATTCGATGACAACGACCTACCTCACAGAAAGCCAGATGGAAAACCTGATGACCGAATGCCGGAATCTCCGCAAGGGTCACAAGCTTTCACTTGGCCGCCGCCCATACACCGTGATCGTTGACGGTGAGCATTATCATTTCAGCACTACAGCCAGCCTGCGCAAATTCCTGTCCTGCTGCGTTTTTCCCGAAGACTTCCGCACCTTCCGCAATGCTGACAAGGGAGTCACCATCAACCTCGACTAAACCATGAACCCAGAAATCGAACGCGCCATGCGCGAAGTATTAGAGGCGTGGGAGATGCCGGACAGTCCTGAGGCACTTGTTGCTGCGATCTACCAAATGAAGCGGATCTACATGGCAGAGGTGATCAAAGATCTCAACAAGCCAGTCCGCAAATCACGAAAGCTCATCAAAGCCTAACCACTCACCGGAGGTTCGATCCCTCCGCATCATTTACACTTATGAAACTCCTCAAACTCATCAAGAACCCGCCTGATTGGCTTGCGCTCATCATGCTCACGGTAGGCATCGTTGCCTACCTCATCTCCCTCGGTGTAATCCGAAACCTGATTCACCAATGATCATCGTCAACAGCGGGCAGGTGCCAGTAACCTCGGATGGCAGGGTGAACTGGAAGGAATATTTCGTGACTCACGCCAAAGTGGGCGACGAGTTCATCGTCCCGAAGACAATGCGCAGCGGGATCCAGCGGCAGGCGCAGGACTGCGGGTTTTGCGCCCAGTCAAATACGGTCGATGAGCTGTCGATCCGCATAACGGTGCTCGAGCGCAAAACCGTGACGCGCAAAATAATTTCTGCACTCAGCACTCTCACCGAGAGACAACTGGTGCAAATCCATGCGGGATGCGTGCAGGCAAAAATACTGCCTCCGCTATACTAATTTCGGCCAAAAGGCCCGGAACACAAAACAACAACAACAGCAACAAACGTATATGAAACTAAGCGAAAAAAAATCAGGTGGCGAATTCACTCCGCACCCAGAGACTGAAGGTGTCGTAAAAGCCGTCATCGTCGATCTCACCCCGGTGAAAATGCGGACCACCAAATTCGGCGAACGCGAAGAATTTCGCGTCGTGTATGAGACCGAGGTTGAAAACGACGAGGGCCGCCGCTACTGCGTGTGGTCTCGCGGGTATACCCCGTCGCTCAACGAGAAGGCGACTTTCCGCAAGGATTTGAAGAAAATCCTTGGTCGCGACCTGACGCAACTTGAGCGGGATGAATTCGATACCGAGGGTCTCATTGGCACTCCGGTCTCGCTCATGGTTCATCACGAGCAAGGCGAGAGCGGGCAAACATATTGCACGATCAGCTTCATCGGGCCTCACAAGAGCGGGGACCCAATCGTGTCATCCGGCAACTACAAGCGCGTCAAGGACCGCGATCTTGCACCGGGTGCCACTGGAACAGGCGAGCAAGCAGGCTACAAGAAGGCACCTGCCGCAAAAGAGGAGGAAGGTCGCCTCGACTGGCAGAAGGTCAAAGTGCATGTCGGCGCTCACGCCGGAGTTGACCTCGGTGACCTCGCCGAGGAGGCCGTGAAGGCGCTCATCAAGAACTGGCTGCCAATCGGTCAGGCACTGCCGAAACCGCTCAAAGCAGACCGCGAGTTAATTGCAGCGCTGTTGGAAGTTAAGGGCTACCTCGACGAGGAAGCGCCTGCCGCCGACTACTGAGAAATCAAATCGAAACGGTGATCGATTACTAGCACCGTGACACCTCGGAGAGACGGGGGATTCAAACCGAAAATCTGATGACACTAGCAGAAAAAATTGCCGCACGCAAAGCAGAGCGTGCCGCCGCACAACCTACCACATTACCAACGCCGGGAAAGCCCCGGGGATTGGTGCTATCCTCCAAGGCACCGGAATTGCCGATTCGACCACCGACTCCGGCACCAGAATCCGACGAACGGTCGCTGGGACTGACGCAGGGGCAGGCAATCGACATGACTCCGGTGGATGCGTTGCCACAGACGAGGACATGGCACCAAGCACTAAACGCATTCGAGAGCGAGTTGGTTGTGACCAACGATCCGTTGGATCCGACTCACTCATGGCTAGCAGTATTCCCGAAAGGGGTTGGGTATGTGCCACCGATCCTGATCCATCGATTGCAATTCTTCGAGCACCCATCGACGCAGCGCCCGGCAAATCATCCGTTCTGAGCATTCGCGAGAAAATGGCCGCCGCCGCAAAAGCATTGCGTGACAAGCCATGCCCGGCAGGCTTGTGCGACCATTGCTACCGTCATGCTTGCCGACTATTAAGTCTCGGGTGCTGCATTTGCACCGGACACATTGACCCAACTAACAAACAAAAATTTCTCCAATGAATACCGATACACTAATCCTATCAGGCGAGGGCTACACCCTCACAATTTGCCAAGAAGCCGAAACATCGAAACGTGATCTTCTGGTCGCATCCTCTAACGTCTGCAAGGTCACGAACAATGACGAGTCTGCCGACGCAGCGTATGTGATGCGCTCATTGGCACAGATGCGCATCATGGTCGATAAGGGCCGGAAAGACGTTAAGGAACCTGTGCTGCGCATCGGGAAGCTCATCGACGCCAGCGCCAAGACATTCCTACTCGAGATCGAGTCTGAGGAAGCACGCCTGCGCAAGCTCATCGGCGACCATGCAAGCGAGGTTGCACGCATCGCTGCCATAAAGGCCGAGGAAGAACGCAAGGCATTCGAGATCGCCCGTGCCGCCCGTGAGGCTGCTGCCGCCGCTCAGGACGCCGCTGAGGCATCAGGCAAGATCTCCGACGTAATCGCTGCCAAGCAGGCGGAACAAGCCCGGCAAGAGACGCTGGGCGCACGCATGGATGCATCCAGCGAGTTGGCCGCCACAAAGGTCGCCGACGGTGTGCGATTCGCATGGGATTTTGAAGTGACAGATATGAATCTGCTCGCTGCGATTAAGCCTGATTTCGTGGAAACGAAAGAACGTCGTACAGTTATTCTCGCATGGATCAAGGCGCTTGATGCGGGTGAGGTCGAAGACGTTGACCTGCACTGCATAGCCGCAGGCATTCGCGCATTCAAGAAGCCCGTCGTCTCGAGTCGCTAACAAAATTTTCCCACTGGGGGTGGAACGGCTGAGTGAGGCGCAATGTAGCTCCCCCTCTGCCCCCTTTGGGAATCCATCATCAAATCATATCATGAACGAAGAACCAGAAATCACCGTTGCCACTGACCAAGAACAAGAGATGGCAGAAACAGCCCGCGCAATCCTCGAGACATCTCGCCCAATCCTTTGCGGATCCGAGATTGAGATGCTCGAGAAAATCTCGTCGATGAGCGAACCCGGGTGGAACGACTTTACGCTGACTCTCGAGCAGGCCCGGTGGTTTGCATCGTTAGAAACTCAATTCGCATTCGAGATCGGACAATGGAGGAACGCACGATGACCATCACTACGACCACTTTGGTTTTTTCAACCACAATCTACGGCATCCCGAAGGCACAACCACGCGCTCGCGCATTTGCCTTCAAAGGCAAGGCGCGGATGTATGACCCCGGCACTGCCGAGGCATGGAAAGGCGACGTCGCCGCGCAGACAAAGGAGCTTCACGGGAAGAACCTGCAAGGGTGCATCAAAGTTGAGATGTGCTTCGGCATGGCCCGGCCAAAGAGTCACTACCGATCCAACGGAGTCGATCTCAAGCCGTCGGCACCCAAGATTTACTATGCGAAAAAGCCCGACGCAGACAATCTCGCAAAAGCCGTGCTCGATGCACTCACTGCGCTCAACGTGTGGGGCGACGACGATCAAGTTGTTGTGCTGCATGTCGTTAAGAAATGGGCCGATCAACGTGGGGGATGCCACCTAACAATCTACACCATCAACGAAAATGATTCCTGAAATTATCGGACGAGACCCAATTCTCACATACAAAATCACTCAGTTGCTCGGTGCTCGGGCAGAACGCGAGCGAATCCGCCGCAAGCGCATCGATGCGCTGAAGCACCCTATCAGAACGATCAGGAGGATTTTCAAGCGATGAACTTTTCATGCACGTTGTGTGGCAGCAGAGATTGGCCAACAGAAGACGACATGTGTCCTCTCTGCCGAGCACCGGACGAGGACGAGAAAGAACCACCCGACCCATACGATTCCGATAGATACGACGACACACAGAATCGACTGATCAATGGCATCCATCACGCCGCACGAAAGCACAGACACGACCTATGAAATTTGACCCAGACCAACTCTTTGCCATCGGCAAAGTAAACGAGGGACACTCGGTTTTTATAACAGGCCCGGCAGGCACCGGGAAATCCTCGGTGACTGTCGAGATCATCCGGCGACGTCTCAATTCCCGGGCGCTGAAAGTTTGTGCGACCACCGGAGTGGCAGCGCTCAACCTGCGCGATAAGCTGTCGTCGATGTTTGGCGAGGACATCAATACCTCCACCGTGTATCGATGGGCAGGCATCGGCATCGGACCCAAGGAAGGTCAGTCGTTCGACGACTATTTCCGCTTTATGAAATCGCAGGGACTGCACTGGCAGGCGACCATGGGACGCATCAAGGCGACTCAAATCCTGATCATTGACGAGGTGTCGATGCTGCCCGGGAAGATCTTGAACTTCGTTGACTTCGTGTGTCGGCAGGTTCGCGGCGATGATCGTCCCATGGGCGGCATCCAAGTGATTGCCGTCGGCGACTTCCTGCAATTGCCACCTGTTAGCAAGACCGGGTTGTATGACTGGGCATTCGCCTGCGATGCTTGGAAGAGCATTGACTTCCGGCATGTCACTCTCCGGCAGGTTCACCGTCAGGACGATCCAGATTTCATCTCGGTGCTAAACCAGTTCCGCGAAGGCACGGTGACGAAGGACGGTGCCGCAATCTTGAAGAAACGGGTGGCGATGTTCCCACCTGCCAATGTGCTCAGACTTTTCACCCACAACGTGCAGGTCGATAAATGGAACACGTATCAACTCGGCACGCTTGAGACGCCTGAGCATGTGCTCATGGCCGAAACCAGTGGCAACAAATACGATGTCGATTTCTTGAAGAAGAATTTGATCACGCCGGAGAGGCTAGTGCTGAAGGTGGCCGCCAGAGCCATGGTCACGGCGAACCTCAAGGATCCATCCGATCCAGATGGAATGCTGGCAGCCAATGGAGAGATTGGCACCGTAGAGGCAGTGCAGGACGACCGTGTGTCGTTGCGGTTAGATAATGGCAAGGTGATCGAGATCATGCACAACACATGGAAATTCGACCCGTCCCAGAAAGGCACCGCGGAATTTCGCCAATTCCCGCTGAGGCTGGCGTGGGCGGCGACGATCCACAAGTCGCAGGGACTGACGCTAGACTCGGCGCTCATCGACATTCGTGCCGCCCGGGAACCCGGTCAGGCATACGTCGCAGTGAGCCGGGTAAAGTCGTTGCAGGGTTTGCTTCTCAAGGACTGGTTTGCTGGGCTTTGGGTATCGCCACAAGCCAAGGAATTCCACCGGGCAATTGCTAGACAGTAAAGCGAATGACAGACCGGATCTTGCTGATGTGACGGTGCTTTCGGTAGCACCCGTCACCCTCGCGAGATCCGGCATCGTTCGTGTTGCCTTCGACGGTGGCGACCATGCCGTTCTTGTCCATGTCACTGACGGCAATGCCTACGTGTGAAAATGTAAAAATGACGATGTCCCCGCGCTTCACGGTGACCGGGCGACGTTTCAGTCTGGCCGAGTTGTCCACTGACAGGCACCATTTCTCAAGATCCCAAGCACCTGCTGTCCTTGGGCGATTGAATGTCCACTTGGTTTCAATCTCGTCCATTGCCTCCCGCACCACCCAGCAGATAAATGCCGCACACCACGGCCATGGCCCGACAGGCAACCATGTCGCGCGTTGGTAGTCGGCGATCTCATCGCCGCCATTGGTGGACGTCTCGCGCACGCCAATTTGCGTCTGGGCAATCTCGGCGATTTTGTTGGCGAGGATCATTTGAACTTACGCATGATGCTAATGACGTATGCCAAGCTGGCCAGCATACCGAGCACCAGAGAGATGATCCTCATGCTATACTCGACCTGCTCTTGATACGACGTCACGACAGCAACAAGCGGGGCCGCAGTTGCGCAAATGGCGTAAAGTGAATCTCTAAATGGCATGTCGTTGGTCATTGGTCGCGGGCCTTGATGAGTCCGATCCCGGCAGTGACCGCTGGGATGATGGACATGAGATCGATAGATCCGGTTGTCAGGAACTGGGTTGCAGCACCAATGAGTGCTCCGGTGACTGTTAATACTCCGAGGATTGTAGTCTTCATAGATTTGGGGTTAGGGGGTTTGTTCCAATTCAGGTTGCGCGATGGCTTCAGGGGGGAGGTCAATCCTAGCCTCAAGCCCGCCAAGCATCGCGATGAGCGCGGCAAACTCGGGGTAGTCGGCGAGGCGGGTGTTGGCGTGCAATGGCGTTGTTAGCGCGGAGTCCTCGAACGGGAGGAAATGCAAACCAACGTGCTCGCCGCTCGTGACTGGGAATCCATGGATCGCTAGATACGGTGCGATGCCACGCGAGATTTGCGCCTCGCGGACGGCGGCGGAGATTTGCGCGGAAACCTCGGGAGTGGTGATGTATCCGATCATGGTAGTGTTAGCCCGGTTAGTGATTCGTAAAGCGACTTCAGGTTGAGCGCGTAGCCCTCTGCTTGCACTTCGGTCAAACCAAGCCCAAACCCGTATCCTCCGCGCCGTTCGGTGTGCTGTCCTATTAATCCGTCGTTATTGTTGTTTCTAGCCAAGAAATACAGATTGCCAGTAGGGATTGTGGCAGTGTCTAAGGTGGTGTTTGCGGCCGTGCCAAATGTTGATCCAGACAAATTCTTAACAAACCTACTACTGGTCGTGATAGTCGATCCGATGGTAATTCCGCCGGGTGATGTAGCTAGACTGGTTAATGTCGTCAATGATGGCAATGCGTATTCAATGACATTGCCAATATTAGTTAGCAATGTGGCGCGATCTCCAATAGCGCCATTAACCCCTTCGACTCTTAGTGTCGCATTAGCTCTCAAAGGAGTAATAAACCAAATTGATCCGCTAGCGTTAGATCCACCAACTCCCCCAAGGCTTGCGCCGCTGTCGAAATATCCTGTCGTGCCGTTGCCTTGAACGTAGCCGGGAGCGACTGTCACCGTGCCAGCAAACGTGCCGCTATCCCGCGTAATCGCATCCACCGCATTCGCCGCTAGGTTGTTATAAATCGGCAGGAAGATCCGCTTGTGCAGCGAATAGCGGCCCGCGTCTTTTTCGGCTTTATAAAAGTCGGAAATGATTTTCTTGGGATTCGTCGCGTTTGGAAGCGCGGCCTCAATCGTCGTCGCACCAAGCGCTGCCTGCACCGTCGCGATGTATAGTTTCGCGTCGGGGTCTAGTGACCCGATAATGCTGCGGCCAAGCATGTTTCCAAGGACGTATTGCATGATTACCAGCGAAGCTGCATGTTTGAATTAGTGAAGATGCGGTTTGAGATCAGCGTCTGCGTGTGCTGCTCGTCGAGGCGCATCAGTTCGTCTTGAAGGATGAGATCGGCCTCTTGATCGGCGACCACCGCACGTTCTTGTTGTCCTTCCGCCCGCAGATAATCGGCATAGGTGCCGTGTGCGAGATACTCAAACCACTCGTCAGGGATGAGGAATGACTCCGAGGATCCGCTGCCATACAGCACATCGTGAGTCGCCTTGTAGGTCACCCATGCCTGCGACGGGTCGAGATTGCCGCAGACGATGGTGGCCCCCAGCCCATCGACCGTGAATTCGTAGTCCTGCACGCTGGCAGACAAATACGGCTGGTCTTTTTGGATCCGCAGGAACGTGTCTACGGTGCTTTTGCCGCTCTCAGCGTAGGGAATGTAATTGAGCGCGGGAAAGACAGTTCCTGTGCCTGCTCCTGACCCTGTGGCAACAAAATACGCACCGCTGGATTGCGATGCCATTGAAATCAATGAAATGGATCCCGGGGAGTTGGATATGGTATAAGTGCCAATTCCTCCGGTCCCAGTTAAAAATGCAGTAATCCTAACATCTCCAAAACTGTCAACGTCGGTGATAAAATCGCCAATCGAAATTGTTCCGCTATGCATCACAGCGACAGTCAGTGTGTTTCCGCTGATCGATCCATCAAAAACAGAGTTCCAAGGCAAACCGATATCCTCGTAATTTGTAGTCCCAGTGGCATTTATGTAATAAGCAGATCCAGCAACAATAGAAGATGCAGAAATCGAGTCTCCTGATCGTCTTCTCTCCTCACCGATTTTCAAAAACCGTGTCCAGTAATTGGTGGCACGATACGCCTTCTTTGCCCGGCGATTGATCAGTGCTCGGATTCTCGGCAGCTCGATGGTGGCAAACGCGACACCGCACAAGGCGCTGATCAGTTCCAGCAATTCGTCGTATGTGCGTGTCTTCATCGAATCAAATTTTGTTAACTGCTAGATCAGGCTCAAGGCGCTGGAAGTCTTTCATGAACTCCCTGTCGTCCCAGCACTCGCTACCGTATTTCTGAGCCATGAGCAAGTATTCCCGCTGCGGAATTTCAGCGAGTTTCCGCAGTGTGCTCTTGGCATTCACGTTCTGCCTGTCGCGCGCGGCGATCAGCGCCGCATCGTTCTCGCGTTTCTTTGCCATCTGCTCGACAAATGCTCGTCCACTGCACAGCTCGCGGATGAGTGCTGCGTTCATCGATGCTTCGGTTATTGCGTTCATGTGGGTAATAAAAAAGCCGGGGAGCGGGATTGCTCCTACTCCCCGGCAGTTGATTTTCCTTAAACCAAGTTGAACGGGTCAAGAATGGTCAGACCAAACACGATCTCCCCTGCAGTGATGTTGGCAACAGTTCCTGAGATGGTCGTGGTGATGGGCACATCAGCAGTGGTGTTGTTGATGTATTCCAACGTGGTGTCAAGCAGCGCACCGCTATTACGAGCGGTAGCAACAAGCGCGTCCAGATCTACTGTAGCGAGGAATCCATCAGTGTCTGCTGCGATTCCTGCGATCAAGGCGATATCTCCGGCACCTGCAATCGGGGTGATTACAGTTACCGACACGTTTGTGACGATACCTCCACGGGGGATCACTCCAATAGTCCTTGCACCAGTGCCGCCGGAAGCAAGTTCGGCAGCTTTGATGATGAAGGAATGGGTAAATCCGCGAGATTCATTATTAGCTAATTGGGGCATATAATTATTATATCTATTGTTATGATTTGTATCAACGATTAGGAAATGCCAGTGATCTTGCCGTGCGCACCCGGGTGCTTTACGCAGAGAGTTCCGGTCATGTCGACGAAACCACGAGGACCACCGCCTTGGTCTTCGAGACGCTTGGATCCCATTGGAATGAGCGTGTTGAAGGCGAGGTATTTCGGGTTGATGATGTAGCCAGTCCCGGCAAGCGTGCAAGCTGGGTTGGCGTTGACGATCTTCAGCATCCCGAAATCAGAATCGTAGATGCTGACCGAAAGCGTGATCGTCTTGCTGGTTGCGTCCTGCATGACTTGATACACGTTTTCGTTAGATGCTCCACCATCATTACGGGTGAAGTTGCTGATCGTCCGACGAAGGGCAGTGCCTGCAACAAGAGTCAATGCGTTCATCTCGCCGTTCTGCGCGAAGATCGACGCAAGGATCGCGTTGAGGTCGCTTTCAATCAAGGTGCTCGCTTTGATCGACGCCGCTGGTGTGCGGTATGCCGCAGGAATCGCGGTGGTGCCGTTGTTGATCCAAGCACCCAGTCCACGCATGGTGTAGGGAGTTCCAGCACCGTTCTCGACCGTGAAGTCTTGGGTGCCGGAGATCGTCGCCTCGACGTTGCGCTTAACTTGCTTGATCGCCTTGACCTCGGCCTGTGCGAAATCGGCAGGACCGACGCTCGACACAGCTTGCTGGAGGTTCGAGACGAGGTAGTCGTCGCGGAAGGTCTGCACGTAGTTGCCGAGGCGGCCACGGTTGCTGAATTGGTTTGTGAACGATGTCACGTCAGCACCTTCGGCAATGCCAGCGGTGGTCGGCGCGGCCAAGGCGTCGACGGTCCACTCGGTGAAGGTCGAGTTGGCCTTGCCCTTCGAGCACAGGCTGAGAAGCGGTGTTTGCTCAGGCGCGAGGATCGACAGCTCGGTGCTGAGGTCTTCGCGGTTGGAAACGGCGGATCCGGTGCCCGACTTAACGGCGGGTGCGGTTGGTTGGTAGGTATTGGAAATAGCCATAATGGTATTGAATAAAGATTAACTCAGACGTGCAATTCTAGCTGCAACCCAGTCGGATTCAGAATGAGATTTTTGGAACTTTTGTTCCAATTGATCAGCGGCTTTCTTTGCAGTTTTCGGGGTGCTCTTCGCTGCGCCAACACCAAACGGAGTCCCAGAAACTTTCGACCGGGATGGTTCCGCTGTTTTTGCGCGAGTTGCGACCTTCGATGATCTCTGCATTGATTTTGCTGCGTGTGCCAAGAGATACGCCAATTGCGGGGCGAGGTCAGGGACACGTAGTTTCACCTGTGCCACGAGCGGGTCTGCCATCATTGCGAGGAATTGCTTGACCAGAGGAGAATCCTCGTTGGCAAACTCAGGAATCTCCTGCGGGATCAGGTTGGTCAAATGTGCTTCGAGAGCGACACGTTGCTCGCGTTTAACGAGTTCGCCGTGCTGCGCTGGAATGAATTTCACCAGTGATTCGCGGGCATTCCTGTTGGCCTTCTTGATCTCACGTTTCGTGAATTCCCGGTCGCCAATGACAATGATGTCATCAAGACCGTAGTCCTCATGCTCGTCCAAGATGTGATCGGTGTCCTTGGCAACCTTCTCCATCTCCTTGACCTGCACCTGTAGGGCATCGACCGTATCAATATTTGAAAACGGGTTCTGCTCGGCAGGAATAGCTTCAACTTGTGGTTGGGCCTCCAACTGACTTTTCAATTGCTCCTCGAGGGCTTTTTTCTGAGCGGTTAGCTCACCGACTCGGTGCAGCAGACGACTCTTGCCCTTCTTAGCCAATTCTTGGATTTGCTCTGTCGTGAGATTGAGCAAGTCAATTTCTTCGCTTTCCTCTTCAGCCTCTTCTTCCTGCTCTTCTTCCTCTTCGGTTTCCGTTTCCGGTTCTTGATCGTCATCGATCAAGCCGTCTTCGTTCTCCTCGAGGTCTTCATCGCCGGAATCATCTTCTGATTCGGTATGCATACCAATTCGTTGAGCAACAAGTTCCTCAAACGACATGTTATCGATCACTGGTGTATCTGCCCCAGCGGTGGCGTCGGATTGCTTATTCATAAAATCACCATTTTCGCTAGGCGTTAGCGTGTCGCTTCTATCGCAGGATGAACGTGAGGTGTCAATAAATCCCCAAGCACACTGCGCATCACTCAGGAGTTGATGCCAGCATTTCAAGCATCTCCGACAGTGTGGAGATGCTGCCTGTGATCTTCATCACCTCATTCGAGTCCACTGCTTGGCGAAGGTCGGCAAAGAATCGTTCACGTTCGTCTCTAATAAATGAGACAATAACTTTGAATTCATCCCTGTCAGATAATGCTTCGACTGACTGAAGTAATGTCGGCTTTGGTATCTCGGTTATCATATATGTATCAGCAAATGTATTCCGTTGCTGCGATCACCATCACCACTGGGTAAGCAATTGCAAAGCAGACAAGTTTAAATTTCTCAATTGCATCCAATTTTATGTGTTTGCGATCAGAAAGTTCAGAAAGAAAGATGAAGGTTTTCATTTAAAGTAATTCTTTGCGGTGGTAATAGCTCTTTCGGAATTGCGAGCATTATTACTCTCAATGGAGTTATTCTGATTCAAATACTGAATTAAATCAACCAATTCTCTTTGTGTCTTAGTTTTCTTATCAGACACTTGCCCCATAGCCAATTTGTTTGCTTCTTGCGCTTTCTTAAGGTCAGCGGATGACTCTTGGGCGTATCTCAGCAATGCTCCGCCTGTTGACGTTGGATGTTCCAACGTTTGCAAAGCCGCAGTCAAATTGAAGTTTTTGCTATCCCCGGCACCCCCAAAGACTGAATACTTTTCCCCCTTTTCGAGTTTTTTCAAAGCGTCCAAATGCCTTTTCCTGTATTCGGGATCGGTAATTGCCCGACCTGCATCAATCGCCCACAACCCAGCTTGGATTGGTTCAAATTTCGATGCTAGCCCAGTCACTATTCTTCCTGCGTATGGGATGAGAGGTGCTCCCATTCTCATAGACGCTGCCATGCCGGGGCGTGATGCTGCGACATTAGCTGCGGCTCCGGTATTGGCAATCGCCCCGTCAATTGTCTCTAGAGTATCGATTGCCTTGTCAAAAACAGAAGTCTTCAAGACATTTGGGGTTGCCCCAATATCTGGCGTAACTCGGGCGTTGTTGTCTGGATTGAGGTTGTCCAGCTTGTTCCGTAGCCATGTGGTAAAATTCATTGTTGCATCCCTTGGGTTTGCATTCCTCCCATTTCAGCCGGGGCAGTGCCGATCTTGCCGATCTGCGCGTTCTGCATCTGCTGCATCTGGAATTGATATTGCTCGGCATATTTCTGAAGGCGCTGGCCGAATGCTTCGTCGGACGATGCACGCTGTGCGACGTCGGGCTGCTGCACATATGCTTGAAGCATCTGCATCGCGATCTGCGCACCATTCGGGCGGGCAGGCACTTCGATGCCAGCGTAGATCTTCGCGATGTCGTCGGTGACTTCCTTCATCACCTTCTGCTGTGCCTCCTCGGCAGGCTGGAGCACGTAGTCGGCAAACATTGGGTTGATTGCCTGCGCGGAGAATTCAAGGAGCTTGTCGGTGTCCAGACGACCATTGCGGTCGAATTGCAACAGACTCACCATGTTGCGCAGTTGTGTCTCTGCAACCTCAGGATCCGACGATTGGGTATCAAATGATACCACGATGGAGAAATTGTCGTCAGGCGATCCTTTCGACATGATCTGACCATTCGGGTTTCCGGTGACTTGGAAGAATACCTCGTCCGGTCCGACACGCTGATAGAGTTTGAATGCCATCGTCAGCACATCGCGCACATGGTCGAGAAATTTGTTGATGTAGAACTGCTGCTTGATGGTCGCCAATGGATTGTCGAGATCGAGACCAACGGCACGGTCGGCTTGAATCTTCATCGCCATCTCGATCTCCATCGATCCCTGATCCATTTGCGGCACCGGGCCAAATGCGATCTCACCGAGGCGACGGTATGGCACACGGCGACCCGGTCCCCAGTCGCTTGGTGGTCGCCCGGCTGGGTGCATGATCGGTGGCAGTGTCGCCAACGATGCCCGGTCGATGCGTGAGTCACGCTCGGTCTTGATTTGCATCTGCGGCCCACGCAGGATGTCAGCGAACGATAGCGTCTCATACATGCGCTTCTGGTCGTTCGCGAGACGGGTGACGACAAACGGGTAGTCGTCCATGCCATTGAGCAATTCATGCTTGGCATAGCCGTCTGTGTCTGGGTGGAAGACGGTGCAATAGATGCCCTCTGAGCCATCCTCTTCGTCGATCAAGCGTTGGTATGCATAGACGACCATGACAAGCTCCTGCTCGTCCACAATGGGCAGCAATGACGCACGCTTCATCTTCTCGCCGTCGTAATACATCGAGTCGTTGCCGCGCAGGTTCTGGATGGCATTCTCCACCCAGTCCTCGTCCCATCCCTCGTTGGTCACTTTTTTCTCAAGCTCTTGTGCGGTCAGGAAGCACCTCCAGAAAATCCATGGCGCACGCTGCGGGTCGGAAACGTAGGATGGGAAAATTACCTCGCCGTCGGGCGCACAGGCATATGCCACTGGGCAATCGACACTCTGCCTCGGTGCCGGGATCTGCGTCTCACCCTTGGTGCGTAGCTCCTTGACACACTTCTTGGCACGCTTGTTGGATAGCTTCGGGAATGCCTGTTGCAGCATGCTGATGACGATGTCGTCATTCGTCTCGTCGAGGATGATTTCGATTAATTCAGGTGCCTGCTCGGCAATCTCGTCGAGAGTCATCGGTTGCAGGTAGGTGCGAGACTCGCGCTTCCACCCGACGTAGGTGACCATCAACCCCTTCTCGAGCAGGTAGTTTGCACCCTGCTCCATCTGATTTTTGAAATCTGGGATGTAGGACGACTTCATCCATTTCAAAAACGACGAGACGACGCCTGCGCGTGCCATCGATGCCATCGATGTTGGGAATGCTTTGATGTGACTGCGTTGCAGTGCTTGGTCGAAAATGGAGACGTAGGTATTGATGCGCTCGCCGATCACGTTGACCTCTTGGTCTGACGCACCCTGCCATGGGAATGCCGTCGCACCGGACTTTCTCAAGTCTTCAGTCTTGCCATCCCAGATGTTCCTGCGGTCGTTGTAGCTGCGCAGGCAGGTGTCGAAATACGTGTCGAGATCGCCAAGCGTCGTATTGTATGCATTCGCGAGCGCGTTGATATCCGGCTCATCTGATGCGTAGATGAGTTCATCGTTGCCTTCCATCTTTTCCATTTCGCTCATTGCAATACCTTGTATTTGTTTTCGCCGATCTCAGGTGCCCTCACGACGGTGATGCGCCTATTGATCGAATTCTCCCTGCGTCGAGGGAGGAAGATTTCAATCAGCGTCCCGTCAAGCACTCCGTAGACAAATTTTTTGTTTCTGGCAAGCCGTATGACCCGCACATCGAAGCTCTCTGGTTCCGATTCGATAGATTGTTCAATAGCAGGTTCCTTATTAAGAATACTATTAATGATTTCTTCTGCTTTTTCTTTTCGCTTAGTAGCCACCTGTTCCATATGTTGTTACGTTAATCTCTGAACTGTCTACATGATCTATGCCAGCAATTGCGGCATAGCGCAAGACGTCAATAGGATCCTTCCATGCTTCTTTCAATCCGCCTTCGCCAGTGTATTCGCTCAATGCGTGAATGATGTTCTCGCACTCGTCGGAGATGTAGAAATGCGGACGGTTGATGCCGTCCATCGCCTTCGACGTATCCCACGACATTTTCGAGAGCAGTGCCTGCAAACCATCCTCAATCTCAAGGCCGGGTGCCGGGACAAATACCATGTCCTGCTCTGCTAGGTCTTCAATGATCGACGATGACCCGTCGGCCGCTTGGTATTTTGCAGCACCGAGTCTCGGGTCGATCAGACGCTCGAAGATCTCCTCTTCGCCTTCGAGATCTTTGATGATGTCGATATAGTCGCGAATGCCGAGTCCTTGTCCCTTGGCACCGTCGCCCGGCAGCCACTTGCCAGACTTCCATTCTGCCCAGTCACCGACATCGACGCCGGGATATTCACGGTAGACCCAGAAGGTTCCGCTGGCATCGACTGCAATCCAGCACATGAACCATGCCTTGGATCCGGCGGGGTCCAGTATCATGTATCGAGTCACGTTGTTGGTCGGGATCTTCTCCGGCGGCACCACGTTGACCTCCTTGTTGAATCTAGGGAATTTCGTCGCGTGAGACTTCACTGGCACACCGTAGGCGCGGATGAGGATCTCTTCCCTGCCGCGCCCCATCAGTGCCTCCCTGATGCGGGGATAGCCACCGAATGGATTGTCCTGCGAGTGGAAGTAGTGGATTGATGCGTTCCGCTTCTGACTGCGCTGGACGTATGGCACAAGCTCGCCGTTGAGCAGTTCTGCCTCACGGCTTTCAATCGTCTTGGCACCATCGAGGAATTCCTTGATCACCTCGGTGTAGCCGTCGATCGGCGTGAATGTGAGAAGCAGTTTTGCATCTCGCGTAGCAAGCCGGAAGCGCAGCGTGTTGATCAACTCCGGCCCAAGCAGATACTCGTCAAGCCACACACCGACGTTGTGCCATTTTGGATTCCGACTGCCAAGCTCGGCACCTTCAAGGATCGTCGGGTTGTTTTGATACTGGCTGTAGGTCTTGAAGATGATCTGCGACCCGTTGGGCAAGATCAACGACGAGTCTGTGAAGCCGTTCTTCTTCGTGTAGCTGATGTAGGTGCCACTGGTCGTTTGTTTCATCCGCATCTCAGCGGGCAACCAATCCCAGACTGCACTCTGCTGCTGCCGGATGGATACCTCGGCAGTCTGCGCGAAGCAGAATATCTCTGACCCGGGATTCTCGAGCGCCGCCCGCACAATCGTGAATGCACCCCACTGGGTTTTGCCTGATCGGTTTCCGCCGAGGGCAACAATCTCGGTGACCTCGGCCAGTTGCTCCTCGGCCTTGTCCCAGTGAGGCAATCGGAATCCAAACCGATACGGATCCCGCTCGGCATTCTCGATTGCCTCATGGTAGATCGCATGGATCTCGAGCAGAGTCTCCTCGTCGAGTTCAACGATCTCCTCGTCGGTCGGAGCTTCGAGGATCGGATGTTTGCGCCAGATCATGCAGTGATGATTTCAGCCTCGACGGCATCGTTGCGCAACTTGGCTGCGATGCGTGCCTTGGCATCTGAGATCACCTTGGCAGCGTCAGAGATGGACGCCCCCTTGCGGTGCTCAATGACCACCCCGGCCATGCCTGAGAGTTGTGCTGCCTTGTCAGTCATAATGCCAACCGTGAGCGCCAGTTTGTCTGGAGAGATGTTGACCAGTTGGTCAGGATTCTCAGCAAGTTGTTCGGCCTTGTCGAAGAGCAAGTCGGTGAACGTCTGGGCAGCGATGGCATACTTCTGCGAGAATTCCTTCCGCTTCGTTTCAAGCGTGTCGGCGTGCCGCCATGACAGTCCATTGATGGCACCGTAGCTCAGTCCTGTGCGTTTCGATATCTGCTTGTTGGACACTCCCTGCGCCTTCATCCACAGCGCAGTCGCAGCGGTGCGAGGCGCGCACACTTCGATGCATTTGTAGGTGATGCCCATTTCTTCGGATCGTTTACGGACTTCGTCAAACCACTCCGGTGGAGGATCGACGTCAGGTGGTTTCTCAAGTTTGCGTGGCATATTCAGTTTCCTCCGGTTGCTCTCATCAATGCCTCGTAGTTACCGTTCTGTGCTTCTTGAGCGGCAATCCGAATGTCTTCGGTAGCGTCTGGTGGGATAGCAATCATCATCCCGTCTGGAAGGTCGAGAAGTTCATACTTCATTATCTTGAAGCATTCTACTTCAAGTGCGTTATTTTTTGCGTCATCGATTGTTACTGCGTATTGCTTTTCCATATAATCCGGTTTGAGTTCAGTTCATATTCTGCAGCTTAATAATTTGCCGGGCAAGCGCATTTCTGTCTTTCTTCACCTCGGACTCTTTTGCCTTTAGTGATTTGATCAATGGCTTCTCTGACGCTGATGCAATCTGATTCGCCAGCTTTTCCAGATTTGCATCTCGAGTTTTTAACTTGTTTGAGATTTTTTTGATATCCTCTTTTCTGGCTTGCTCGGCTTTTCTTTTGGCGAGACGAAGATCACGTTTTTTTGCAAATTGATCAATCTGTGCCTGTGTTTTTTTAACCACCTTCAATGGGATCCCCGCAAACATCTTCATTGCTCCAAGCACGGTTTCCTCCGACCCAGTTTTGACGCTGGCTTTTTCGTGTTTGTTGCGATATTCTGGAATCAATTCTTCTGGCTTTAATGATGATTCTGCCAAAAAGTTGTCAGCGTTTTCAGGACCAAGCATCATCCAGTCGAATGCCTCATGCTCGACGAAATTTGGATCTGCTCTCAGCTTGTCTCTAACGTCGCGTTCAGATGCAGACATCGCAGATTCTTCGTTGGGATCCTTTCCAAAATACACAGCAAATATGTCTTTGTTTTTTGAAAGCTGAACCGCTGCGACAAGGTCCATATTTTCAGACCCTTGGAAGTCCTCAGTCTTTTTGAGCAAGTCTGAAGGATTGAATTTATCAAATACAATACCTAGCAACCCTTGGATTGCCGCGCCTCGGCTTTTGAATGTATCCCCAATATTGTCAGAAATTTTTAATGAAGCCGTCTTGTTGCTGATAGCATCGAATGCCGCCAGATGATCTGGATTCTCATCCAAGAAATCTCTGAGCGCCTTTTTAGCTTTGTCTA